TATATAAATATATAACTTTGAAAAAGTTGTAAAAAAAAAGGTTCTCACTAAGAGAACCTTTTATATGGAAGTATCAAAAGTATATTATAGTATTAGTATTCTAAGATTGCGTAATCGTAAGAAAGTGTTAATGTAATATCAGAAGGGTCATTTGATGCCCAGTCTAAATCATTAAATACTGCATTGTTAATAAACGCACCTTTAAGTTTCCAATTTTCAATTTTATCTCCAACTGGTCCTAACATATAGATATCAATATCTTTCTTATAGAAATCTGCATATCCATCTCTACCTGTAATAGATTCGTGTGATGTTCTCACCCATTCCATTACTTGTTGTGCTCCACTTGGAACGATTGGGTCAAATAAAGTGATTTCAATATCTTGCCATTCACCTTTACCTTTGAGTTTTCTTTTTACGTTGATGTGGTCTAATGTTACAACTTCGAAGGAAATAGAAGGTCTATTTGCCGTTTTAATCAAATATGAAGCGATACCATCAATTTCCATGATGTATCTGTTCTTCATCTTCGGTTCGAAGTTCGTGTAGAACATATCGTTAAATTCTAATACTTCTGCCATTTTTTTTTCTCCTATTATATACTACTATAAATATAGTTCTTTTTAATTTTTAATTTATGCTGTAAAACTAGCCCCAGTCGGTAGAATGTTGAAATCAATTACAATGAATTCAGCTGTCTTAGTAGGTTGTAAGTAAATTGCCCCTGCCAAGATGTTTCTATCGATTACATCTGGTGTATTGTTAGATTCATCCATTACCACTCTAAAAGCGTAAAGTCCTTGTCTTTGTTGTATTCCTTCTAAATAAGGATTAACAGTATTTAAGAACTTACCTCTCGTTTGAGATGTGTTTTGTTCGAATACAAGGTATCTTGATGTAGATGCGATGTATTTCTTCACTTTGATTAATAATCTTCTTACGTTGATTCTATCAAGTGCTGATGAACGGTCTTGTAGAGTTTTCTGTCCGAAAGCAACGATACCCTCACCTGGGAATTGTGCGATTGGATTAATCTTTCCTTCATATAGTGTATCTCTCTCAGCGTGAGTTAATCTGTTTAGTACAGAAACTGCTCCGGTGATACCACCTCTGTTTAAACCTGCTGGTGCGAACCATTCGGCTGCAACTGCATCGTTTTCAGCGTAGATACCTGGCATCAATACTGATGGAGGAACTGAAGTTAATTTATTAGTTCTACTATCAATTGTTTTAACCCATGGGTAATAAGTACCAACGTAGTTAGAATCAACTGATTCACCTTGTAGGATTGCTTGAGCGATAGTATCATCTTTATCAGTTGTATCACCGATGAAGAATGCATCTTCTCTAGCTTCTACCATATCAGTTACTTTATCAAATACATAAGAGTGTAATCTTCTTACAACACCTGGTGCAGATACCAAATTGATATCGAAATCATCTGGATTAGATACTGCGTTGATTGCTTTTACATATGCAACCGAACCACTTGCTGTTGAAGTTGATAAGTTAAATCCTTGTGCGTTTCCTGCTCCCCATTGAGAATCATCAGCTTTAGCTGCTTTGATTGTTGGAGATATACCATTGAATCCACCTTGGAATCCTACTGTAAATTGTCTTTTATTAATAGTTGCTGCTGTATCTGATGTAGATATAGTATAACCGAAGTTAAATGTTCCATATCCATCATCATCGTGATTTTTACTACCACCTGCAATGTTAATATCAGCATCAAATGCAAATACTGTGTTTCCACCAATAGTTGCCGAAGCTGGGATTGGAGAAAGATATGCATTATTATCTATTTTAACTAAAGCACTTTCTAAATCAATACCTGAATATACAACTGATTTAGATGAATTGTTATCTGATGAACCTGTTGAGAATATTACTGCTGGTACATCTGATTCAGAACCTCCAACAAAAATTGGATTAGTATATGCTCCATGTCCAAATGGTACTGCTGTTATAGGTGCTGCACCTTCTGCTACACATTCAACTCTAATAAATTTAGAGTAATTTACATAATCACCATCTAAATTCATTTTACCAACTGCATCAATAGTCATGTTTTGGTCACCAATTACTTTTTTAATGTAATTTGGTGATGCAGGGTCCATAGTTAAATTAGTAAATGTTTCAAGTACTGTTTTTCTTTTATCTGTATCAGAGAATCCTCTAATTGCAATTGAGAATGTTCCATAATCAGTTGCGTTAGAAGTACCTGCTGCTTTTACATTAAAGATAGATACTTTATATTCTGTGTTTGCATAAGTACCATCACCAAGAGTATGTAATCTGAAAAGATTATGTCTTTCACCAGAAATCAACTGTGATTGTATGTAAGGAGTACTAGCGTGTTGAATATCTTGTGTAAAGTCTTGGTCTGATAATGCAACTAAAGAAACTTGTGAACCACTATTAGTAAGGTGGTCTGCAAAATCAGTTGCTGCGTTTTCAAAATACTTGTATGAAAATACTTTTTTAGAACCAAATGGGGATTCACCAAATACATCTGATAAATCATTTCCTGCGGTTGGTAAAACTGATGCTGAAATTTCAGTTCCAAATAAAGAACCTGAAATTGAGAATGCTGATGCTGAAGGTTGTGAATCTATTGCTGTTGAAGCAAGTAATTCAGTTGTGATGTCTCCATCTGCATCTGCAAGGTTATCAGTACCATGTAGTACACCGATGATTTTATCATCTTTGGTACCCACACCACTTAATTTGATTCCAAGAGGTGCTGCATGAGTATAACCACCAATATGTCCTACACGAACAATAGTAGCTACTCCAGCTTCTCTTAAATAGTTTTGTACGGTGTACCCTGAATAGTAATCTCCATTAGGGGTGCCGAATATTTCTTCGAATTCTGATTGTGTACTTACAACGGTTGGTACGAAAGCAGGTCCTTTATGGAAAGGTCCAATAATTGCTGCTCCGATTTCTCCAATTCCTTGTGATAGGAAAGAAAGGTCATTTTCTCTCGTAAATACACCAGGTGATACAATCTTTTCTGCCATTTTATATTACTCCTTGTTATGTTTTTGTATAATATACTCTTATATAAGTATAAATAAGTTTTCCGAAAGATTATTTTTTATCCTTCAGTTGTAACTTCTTTTTCATCTATTTCTGTTGGAGTTGGAGTAAATTCACCCGATTTTGGGTCAAAGTTTCCATCACCATACTTTTCATTCAATCCTTTAAATAAATTGCTTTCTTTTTCAACAAGTGATTGGTGTTGTGATATCAAATCACTTTCTGCATTATCTAAATCCTGTATTTGTCTAGCTCTTTGAATAGAAAGTTGTCCTAATCTTGTAAAAACTGAACCTACTTCATTTCTTAATTCATTAATTGATTGAATTTCTTCTGCTGTAAACTTAATTGCTTCTGCCATTTTTGTAAATTTTGTTAATAATTGTTTTCAATATATATAAATATATAGTTTTTATGAAAACGTAATTTTTACTTATTAGTTTTCAAACGTATGAGCGAATTCTAATGCATCTGAATATGCACCCCAAACTCCCATTTCTCTTGCTCTTACTCTAGCATACCATGTACCAGTCGAAAGACCAGATACATTAATTGTTCTTGTACTGTAAGTACCACTATGAGTTAAATCTAAAGAACCAAATCCATTATCATCATCAACTTGTAATTGATACTCTGTTATACCCTCAGTACCAGTTGATGTTGGTTCATCCCATTGTAAGTTCGAATCGGCTGCTCCAGCTGGATTATCATATGCTAAGTTAGCTGGTGCTGTTGGTCCACTAAAGTTACTAAATGAATTACCACCTTTGTTGTGAGTAATATATCCATTAGCTAAGTAAGTATCAGGTCCATCAACATCAATAGATACAATCTCTACTGTTTTTTCAATTGCTTCAATAGATGTTACTTCAACTTCAGTACCATCCCATTTAATAAGCTTATCTCCTTCAACTAAATTATGAATTTCTTTAAATCTAAATAAACCATCATTAGAATCTTTAACACACATAGGATGTTCTGCCGTAGCTGTTATTTCTCCATTATTTACATCATAATATCTTGATGCGAAAGAATAAGTAAGATTTACAACATTTACATCAACCAGTTCGTTTCCTAAAGTTTCAGAACCCCATCTTAAGAAGTTATTATCAATTACTTCTGATAATCCATTAAGATTTACTCCTTTTAATATATCTCCTTCATCTAAATCACCGGCTTCAATAATTTCACCATCTGCCAATTCAATAGGTGAATCTGCAGTTAAACAAAGTGCTGCTGCATTTCCATCATACGAATCTACAATATAAATTGATTTATTTCTATCCTGTCCCATAAAACCTGCACCAACTCCACCAATGTGGTCATTGTAAGGTTCATCGTAATTACAAGTCAGGGTGTATGCAGTTCCAACGGATTGTAATACAGATTGTAAAGAGTTATCTCCATTCTGACCAAAGGTTACAGTACAAGATTTATCAGCACCAGCAGTAATAACAACATCACTATGGTTACTACTCCAAGTAAAATTTGTAAAAGTAGATGCTATCGTAGCAGCATGATTGGTTCCTGCACCATTAAATGCAAGAGTGTACGTTTCAGAAGTTTCTTCAACTCCATATGTATATCCCCCAACATCACCCACCGAATTAATTGCGAACGATGAAAAACTAATTGCATCTCCTGCTACTGGAGTTCCTCCAATAATAGCAGATATTGACTTTTCTGTTGTATCAGTTGCTAAACCTAAATTGTTTAATGATAGTGTATCTCCTAAACTTAATGTTGGCATATTTTTCTCCTAATTATATATTATAAATATTAAGTAAATCATTTACCCACTTATCTTTGTTGGTAAAATTATCAATCATATATTTTTTAAGGTGTAAAAACCACTTATTTTTTTCTTCATAAGGGATGGTTAGTAACCTATTATAAATATCATCAAAATCTTTTTTAAACGTTGCTCTATATGGATATTCTAAATCTTTACACCAAGATGTGTGTAAAATAGGTAATTTTCCCCAATCTACTGCTTGAAATATTGAATATCCAAATGGTTCATATGTAAAACATGAATGAGATATTCCCCAACTCATATTATAAAAATTTTCTGAAAATTCTGGTTTATAATGATATATTTTTGATTTTGAAGTATCCATATTAAAACCTTGTTTGAATACACCATTAAATTGTGATGAATCGGTAAAGATATATGATTTTTTACCATCTAAAAAATGTGGATTTTTTCTTCCTTCACTTCTTGCTGCAAATCCTAAGTTATTAGAGTATGATAAGGGTATGTTATGTTTAAATTCATAAAAGTTTGGTATGTTTTCATTTTCGTACTTAATATCATATAACCCAATCCATATAGATTTTTTTGCCCACTTATTCACATCTATTTCCCAACTTGAATCTATATATGGATGAATTCCAAAATCTTGGTCACTACCAACTGCGTTTTTTATGATATGGTCTACTGAGTTATGTAGTATATTTGAATGGATTTTATTTTTATTATCTACTAACACTTTCATTGGAGTATAATGTCCATGTAAAATGTGTATTCTTCTACAATCCTTTACTATTTTTTCAAATTTTCTTAAATCATCACCATGCCAATGTGTTTCTATTGGAAATTCGTAATCGTATTCGTTAAAGTTTCTTGGTTTGTTTCTGTGTATGAGAAAGACTGGTTTAACTTTTAATTTTGGTGCAATTTCTTCTAACCAAATGTTAACCCATGTATCAGTTCCTGCATTTACCCAAGGTCCTCCACCAGTGGTGTAATAAACATCATACATATTTTATTTTTTTACTATTATTTTTCCTGCAAAGTTTGCCGAAAAGGAAACTGTTATTTGATTTACAGAGGTAGATTCTATATCCAATGGTTGCTCTTGTGTATTATTCGAAGTATTCCATGCTTGTACAAAAGGATATCTTTCATTCAAATCATGTGTTATGGTATAAAAAGAAGCGCCTGTTACATCTTCTCTATATGAAGTAAGAGTTTGAATTTCATCTCCTAAACCATTAATATTACTTGCTGCAGTTGAACCACTTACAACGTGTCCACCTTTTGCAACTACAATATGACCAGAATCAGCTGCTGATAAAACAACTTGTACTGTATTTGTATCTGTTAAAGATACTGTTTGTGGTATAAGTTGATTAAAACTAGCATCATATGCAGATACTAATACATTTCTTGTAGAAAAGTTGTGTGATACATTTATAGTTGATTGATTATCAAAAGATGCGGTTACGGTTGCAACCTGTTCTACTGATAATCCAGTCAATCCACTACCATCTCCAATAAATGAACCAGTAAATGAACCACTTATCTCCATACCACTTAAAGTAGTACTATTTAATTGTGATGAACCTGAAATTATATCAGTTCCACCCAAATGTAATATTGTTTGTGCTGATGATGATACTATACTATCTCCATTTGCTAAAAGAACTTTAGCTTCGGAACCACTTGTTCCTGCTTTCCAATAATCATTTGTAGCATCCCATAAAAGAGAACCACTTGCAGTTGAACCACCAGTTGAATCTTTTACGAATATACCACCTTCAGTTGCAGTTCCACCATAGTTAAGTTCTATTATATTATCTTCTACATTAAATGTTGTAGTGTTAAGAGTTGTGGTTGTACCTTGTACTACTAAATCACCAGATAATGTTAAATCAGTAAATGTTGGAGAATCGCCAGTATCTAATCCCAATTGTCCTCTTGCATCTGATTGTGAACCAGAAACTACACCAGTTGGTAAGTTTTCTATTGTTTGTGAAGAACCACTTACTATTCCGCTTGGGATGTTTGTAAAGTTGGTGTAATCTAAATAATGTGAAGCAAGTTCTCCATTTAACTTATTAGAATCATCTGCAGAACCACTAATAATATGACCACCTTTTGCAACTACTACTGTACCTGATTGTGCAGATGAAAGAGTAATTACTACTTGGTCTAAATTAGAAGTATTTACGTTTTGAGGGAGTATCTGATTGTTTTGGTTATCATATACTGCAACAAGAATATTTCTCGTGTTAAAGTTATGAGAAACAGTTACAGAGGATGAATCTGTAAAGGTAGATGATACAGTTGCTGCCGCATCTACTGTAATGTTAGTAATGTTTGAACCATCACCATATAATGTTTTACCATGAACTTCATTCCAAGCTTTAGAAGAAGAACCTAAATCGTAAGTTGAACCACTATCTGGTATTAAAGATGATGAAAAATCTGCAGATACTGAAATAGAATCAGTAGTTGAATCACCAATAGTTATATTACCACCTAAAGTAAGATTACCTAATATATTTACATCTCCACCACCAAACTCGAATGCTGAACCGCTAAATGATAATTTAGAAGTTGAAGTATTATTTGCAATTTTTGAAGATAATATTATTCCACTATCTGCTGTATTATTGGTTACAATATGAAATTTATCACCAGTTGAATTTGCTCCAACTGATAACGTATTATTTTGACCAGAACGAGTATCAATTATATTTTGATTATCTACATTAGATGTACCAATATATGCAGTACTCCATTTTTTAGATGAAGAACCTAAATCAAAACTTAAATTATCATTTGGAATTAATGAGGAAGATAAACTTGCTATTACGTTTACCGAATCTGTTGTTGCATCTCCAATAGTTAGTTGACCTTCTAAGGTTAAATCACCTCCTATTGTAGTATTACCAGTAATGTTTAA